GGATCTTTGTAGATTGCTTTGGCATAGACTTTCTTACCGTCTATCTCATAACGACCTGCCACGTTCTTCCAGAGACCGCCCAGTTCACCCAACTCAAGAAGACCGTAATATCGATCAAGACCACGCTCATCGTAATAAAGGCGCACCGTAACATCTTTGTTCTCCTTACTTAGACGCGACTTAGCAGTCTTAGCCTTGATAAGATTTCCGACGACTTCTGTTCCATCCTTTTCTTTCTTTTTGCTGAGTTTCAGAGTCAGCATTCTGAATGCACCTTTGACCAGTTGAGATTTGGTCATGTCACGAACTTGTTTGTCGTTCAGTGCGTCAGTGATCTCCTTCTCTGTGGACAGCATACCCAAAGAGTCTAGCACAAACATGCAAGGTTTGCGTTCATCTTCAGGTTTTTTCAAGTATATATCAACTGCCTTCAGAGCTTTGGTCCTAAACTCCTCAATTGTAACAACATTGACAACAACCAGTCGATCTAGGTCAATCCCACGACTTGCGATAAGAGATTTGTTAACAGCGGCTTCAGTGTCAAAATATAGACAATACCCATCAGGATTAGAATCCAGGAAGTTTTTGACAACTGCAAGCGAGAAGAAAGTTTTTCCAGTGCTAGACTCACCAGCAATGGCAGTAATCTTATTCCCAGATACACCACCAAATATACTCCCTGAAACAAGTCCGTTAAAAATAAACGAACCTGTGTCAACATATTTTTCTGTGTCGTCGATGTCTGCTGCGAGTCTTGTGTAGTCATCTCCGATTTCTTTTACAATCTCTTTTAAGAAGTCCATTAAATTACAAATCCAAATTGTTCACGAGCGATCTTTTTGTAAGCACCACCTGGGTATTGCTCACGGATATCCTTCATCAATTTTAGTTTTTGATACAAGGCAGAGTCTCCACCGAGGCGAAGTGCGCTAACGATAGTAGCAAGTTCTTTATCGTCAATAGGAAGGTCCATTAACCAAAAAATAGTTCTAAGTTTACAGTTTTTTCTACACTCCAACCAATAGAGTCAAGAATCGTTTTGAGTGGTTCAAGGAAAGACTTCTCAAATTGTAGGTCATAGTCAACGTATTTGTCAACGCCAAGTTCTTTGGGAAAGTCCTGAATAAAAGAGATTACATTCTCATGAATAATGTTCGGTTTCTTCAGATAGCAGAACTTGATTTTCTCACCATTCTTGATCAACGAATACTTGTTATCAAGTTTGTTCTTCAGGATGTAGTAGTTGAACAGTAGTGCGCCACGAACGTGAATCGGTGTGCCCTTGATATAAATGTCAGAGTGAGATTTATACTTCATGACATCAGATACTGACCGAGGGAAAGAAACTTGCTCAGGCGGCAACTTCTTAAACTCCTCACGACTCTTATCAATGAATGAAATCATATCATCCTCTGTGCCAGTCATCAGAATCTGAAACGCATCCTTCAACATCTTTCGACAAGGTGCAGGAGTGGATGATTTGACAGATTCAATACCCATCACTTTCAGTTTGGGATCTTCATAACGAACACCCTCACTATCCCACACGTTGAGAATATATCGCTTCTTCGCAGTCCAGATGCCACGATCAGCAATATTCTCACGCTTCATTTGCATCTTCTGGTCATATGCCGAGACATACGTCGCCAGGTTCTGATAGCATTGATCGATATACGGTTCAAACTTTTCTTCGCAGATCTTGTTAAGTAAGGAAACAACTGCTGCTTTATCGCCAGACTTGTTACCAAAAAATTTATTAACAAGAGGTCCAAGATTAAGATAAATTGAGTCGGTGTCAGACGCAATAACGTAATCCTCTTCGGTTGTTTGCAACAGTTTATTTAGATACTGGTTCATCTTACTCTCAATCCAACGGATAGAGACTTGACCAGAAAGCGTAATCGCCTCCGCATTGGCCAGTTTATAATACCTAAAATACTGATTACCGATTGCACCATAAGCAGAGTTGAGAGAGATCTTCTTTGCCATCTGGATATTGTTACAACGAGCGATCTCTTTCTCCAACGTCTTGGTAGGAGTCTTTTCATAATCTTTCTTTGCCTGAATCATCTTCTTTTTGAAGATGACACGATCGCCGTACATCTTCTCCATCAACTCTGGCAGGAACCCACGCACATCCTTACGATACATTGCACCGTTAGCACAGACTGCATTATCCTTATAGAGTTCAAAGTTTATTTCCTCATTAAGGATTCGGTCAACCGTTGCCGTTGGATGTCGTTCCTCCAGAAGTGTCTCTGGGGAAATATTGTACTGCATAATAAGATGAGGATAGAGAGAGTTAAGGTCAAAACTAACCACCCAATCATACTTTCCTGGAATCGGTTCCTTGACATAGGCACCTGCGTACTTTTCGTTTTTATCAGATCTAATCTTAGGCGGAATAACAATGTTCCGCTTCTTTAGATAGTTATAAATGATGTTGTCCCACATGCGAACCTGATAGAACACATCTGCATAGTTGACCTTAGCATCATAAGCCATTGTCAATGCAAGTTCAATCAACTTCATCTTGTCTTCCAATCGGTCAACAAGTTCTACGTCAACGATGTTGTATTCAATAAACTTCTGCCACCCATGAGTATAGAAGTCCTTGAAGGTGTCAAACTCAGAGTGATCAAGTTTCTTCTGCCCCAGTTCAACCTCAGCGATGTAGTCCAAACGATAGGACTCTTGTGCCTTGTAGGTAAACTTCTTATACAGATCAAGATAGTCAAGTTGAGTCAGTCCACCAACATCAAAGGTGATGTGCTCACGACCTTGAATAAAGATCTTTCCTTCCGATACCAGTCCCCAGTTAGAGAAACGCTTCATAAGTTTCTCACCAAGCACCCGATCAAGGCGCTTACAGATGTATGGAATATCGAACAGTTGAATGTTCCAACCAGTCACCACATCAGGAACATCCTGCATCCAATAGTTGATGAAACTATTCAGCAGACTGCGTTCATCAGTGCAATGATGATAGGTGACATTCTTTTGTTTGTTGATAAATGGTTTAACACCCCAAGTGGTGATCTGCTTTGTGGTGTAATCTTGGATTGTAATCGCAAGAATCTCTTCTGATGCAGATTCAACATCAGGAAATCCACGCTCAGCAGTAGTCTCAATATCAAGGGTTACAAGTTTGATTTGACTGATGTCAAACTTGATCTCATCCTCAGGATATTTTTCCGAGATATATTGATAGATGTAGCGATCGTTTCCATAGATCTCAAATCCATCAATCTCATCATACTTTTTATAGAACTCCCGACAATCGCGGACGCTGCCAGGAAAAATCTCATCTACACTTTCACCATTCAGTGTCTTGTACTTTGTGTCTACCTTACTCTTTACAAAAAGAGTAGGGCTAAACTCCTTGTCTCTGATTTCAAATCTTCTACCATTATCGACTCCCCGAACGAGGAACTGATTGCCAATCAACTGAACATTAGTGTAGAAACGCATTACTTAGTGAGATCGATGTATTTTTCAAGTAGGGTGGGCATGGGATCTGCAAGAGTCATAATCTTATCAGAACTGATCATGAATATGTCTTGCTTTGTAAGATCAAGCATCCAGGGAACAAGAGTGCAACCCTCAGCAACTTCCATTGGATTAACCAGTTTACAATCAGGTTCTCCAGGCACTGTGGCGGCAACCTCTTCGATTTCACTAATCAGTCTCTCGTTGTTCGTCAGCAGGATCAGTTTGATTGTCTTGTCCATAGGTTAATACGTCCTCAATGTACATGTCTTTTAGTTTGACGACTGGTTCAACCATTGTGATCAACCAATCAGATGGAACTGGGATATTGCTCTCTGCAGAGAGTGGCATCCACGGAAAGAGAGATACTTCAAAACCAGACTTCCGTAGCGTGCCACTATCATCTTCTGTCACGTCAGATGGATTACGCATCTTGACAACACAAGGTTTTTCAAGGCGATATCCAATCACGCGCCGATCATCACCCTCACCAAGACTCATCTCACTTACGTCAGCAATGATGTCTTCGCCAGACTTGAACAGCATTAATTTGATTGTCATTGTCAGTTTCTACCTCCTGGTATTATAGCATGAAAAAGAGGGGTGTCCACTGGTTTGTGCCAGTGACCCCTCTGCGGCGACGATATTCAATAGTATTTAGAACCAATCCTTCCGCTGATGATGTTGAGGGACAATCCTTCCCAAAGTAAGAGTTAGAAGCCCATCTTCAAAATCAACTGATCGAACTTCTGTATCGTCAGAGAGCGTCCACGCTCTAGTAAATGACCGTTGAGCCAGACCCTTGTGAAGGTATGTTGTTTCCGTTTCTTTGTCCTCTTTCTGACCCTCAACAAAGAGTTTACCATCTTGTGTGTATACATTGACTTCTTTCTTCTTAAACCCCGCTAGTGCAATCTCAAGTCTAGATTCTACGTTACTGACTTGTACTAGATTGTAAGGTGGGTAGTTTGTTGTCGTTTCGTGTAGATCGAATACCCTATTTAGGTATTCGTTCATACCGATACTATTCTTAGAGATTTTATCTAACAGCGCAGGAATATCCGACGCAGTATAACGTGCGAGCGTGTTCATGATTGTAGCTCCTTTAAAAGCGAGTTTGTGATTTGTGGACCCCGAAGGCATCCGATATATTTATAGCACGAACATAAAAAAAGAGGTGCAGTGATAACCGC